CATTCGGGACGCGGACGCGCTGGATTGGGGCAGTTCCCGCTACGTCGGTCTGTTGACTGAGATTCCTGTAGACCAAGCCCTTGCCGACTACTCGGGAACCAGCATCGGTGATTGGATGGCGCATCCCAAGACCGAGACTTGGGACGTGTCTTCCAACGGCCTTGCACCGGCCGACGAGAAGTACGTCACCGTGGTCGATGTCTGGCTGCCGCTTGAGGGCAAGCAAGTGGTGTGGTCGCCTGACTTCTCTGGCGATGGCTGGGTGTACGAGGGTGAGGAGATTCAGGTAGGCGGTCGGGTCGAAGACCAGGAAGAACAGAACGACGCGGAAGTGGAACGCATCGACGGGATGCTCTACTCGTCCAGCGGCTCACCGTTGGTTCCGGTCATTCCGCTGAACTTCAACCCTGACCCGCTCGACCCACAAGCCTCACTGTCCTTCATTGGGGTGAACCGGCCCCAACTCCAGTCCCTGAACGATGTTAGCTCGGCTCAGGACATGATGGCGAAGAAGGCCCGTAGACTCTACATGTGCTCCCCGGACACTCTCGATGAAGCGAGCAGGCTTGCGTTGGAAGGCGGCGAAGACTCGACAATTCTCACGCCGCAGACAATGGGTGACGTGCCGTTGGGCGAAGCCCTTGTCCCGCTTCCCTTGCTCCCGGTACCGGCCGATGTACCGAATTACAAGGCGGCCTTGCTACAGGATCTTGAGAAGGCGTCGATGATGCCCGGCTTCACCTTGGGTCAAGCGTCCAAGGCAACAGCAACGGAGATCAGTCAGCTTGCAGCCTACGCCGACACGAAGTTGGGCAAGATGGCAAGCACCCTGGCGCAAGCGGTGGCCCAAGCCGCTGAGTGCGCTGTAGCCCTGCTTCGGGTCATGCTCGGGGATGACGTGGAAGCTGTGTCCCTCCCGCGCCCGCTTGGCCCGAAGCTCTTGAGTGCGAAGGACTTGGAAGGCGACTACAGCTTCGTGGCTGTAGACGGGGCCAACACCCCAGCTTCCATCTTCCAACAGCGCCAAGACCTCGAACGGCTGACCCCGACCCTGGCCCAGCTTGGTGTTCCGCCTACCGCAATCTTGGAAGCGATGGTCAAGGCTTACAACCTGCCTGAGAGCTTCCTTGTCGTCCCGGCCGCGCCCCCCACTGTCCCTACCGCCGGCGCCGCCGGCGCCCCTGATGAGGTGCCCCTTGATGCAGCCCAAGAACTCGTCTAACCCGAAGGGCCCACCGCCCCCGCCCGACTTGATCGAAGCGGCCAAGGAAGCTGAGACCGAAGTCGAAGTGGACTTGATGGAGAAGCTCGGCCCGGTCATGGAAGCCATGAGCCCCGCTGAGCGCAAGGCCCTGGAAGCGGCGTCCCTCGCCCTGGCTTCCAAGATCGTCGGCGAAGCCATTGCCCGTGACCAAGCCATGCAGGCATTCGCGGTCGCGTTGTCCGCGTTGAACTCCTACCGGGAGAGCACGGGCGAGACTCCGATTGACCCTGAATCGGTCAACCCGATGATGCTCGCTTCGATGCTCGAAGAACTGATGCAAGATCAGGACTTCCTCGACTTCATCGCCGGGGAAGTCGAAGTTGAAGTTGAAGGCCCTGAGATGGAAGAAGAAGGCGAAGACGAAGGCGAAGGCTCGATGGTCGAGCCTGCCAAGTCGATGATGAACCGTCGTTCAACACTGATGGGAGCCATGTAGCATGTTCCGTACCGGACCCGACATTCTCGCCCTCGCGGCTGACATGCCCGAACCCGCGACTTCCGAAGACACCACCACCGCTGAAGCTGAGTCTGAAGCCGAAGCTGAAGTGTCCGAAGAAGTAGGGTCCGAGCCCGAAGTCGCACCTGAAGCCGAACCCGTAGCACCCGTGGCACCCGTGCCGAGCACCAAGCTCGGTTGGGCTGCAAGTCTGAAGGCCCTGGAAGACGCGGGGCAGGGTGAGCTTGCCGCCCACGCCAAGCGCATCCAGGCAGACGCCACGCGCAAGGCGCAGGAGGCCGCCCAAGCCCGTCAGGAAGCCGCGGCGATGCTGGCTGAGGCTAAGGCCCTGCGGGCCGCTGCGACCGCCCCTAAGCCCGCTGAAGCGCCTGTAGACACCGCCATTGACCCGTGGGATGCCAACGCCCTGCGGGCAATGGCTCAGGCTGAGGCTCGCCGTCTCCTTGAAGCGGAGCTTGGGCCGTTGAAGGCACGTCAGGAAGCTGAAGCCAAGGCACAGGCCACCGCCCGCAAGGAAGCGGAACTCGACAATTGGATTGAAGCGCACCCTGACTTCGCCAGCGACGAGTCCCTGCAAGCCGAAGTGGCCGAGTTGATTCAGTCAACGCAGGCTAAGGGTCGGTTCATCCACCTTGATGACGCCTACACGGTCATCACGGCACGCCGTCAGGCAGGGGAGCAAGCCCGTCTGCAAGCCGAAGCCAAGGCCCGTGCTGAAGCCAAGGCCAAGGCAGTCCAGAAGACCCAAGCGGGCAACAAGGCTTCAACCGGTGTGGCCGCTGCACCGAAGAAGCCGGTAAGCGCATTGTCCGCCGCTGAGATCATGGCGCTCGCCAAGAGCTAAGCGGACCTGGTTACAATGAAGTAGACGCCGCCTCCCCAACTTGGGGAACCCCGGCCGCCGCCCCACAGGGGCATGGCCCTCCCCAAGTCGGGAACCCGCCGAAGACACAATCGTTCGTGTTCCCAACCCACTTGAGGTGTTGTCATGCCTACGCCGATCTCTTCGATTGCCAACCGGGTGCTCCCCCTGCTCATCGCGCAGGCCGAGGACTCCACCTTCGCCGCCAACAACGTGCTGCGGGCCTTCGGTGCCGCCCCGAACAGCATCAAGGTCATCAAGGGTGGTGGCGAGTCCATCATCCAGCCGGTGTCGCTCGGCTACCATTCCCAGGCGACCGAGATTCTGACTGGCGCGGATGCTTACGCCGACCTCGACACCACCGTTGGCCTGATCGAGAAGAAGGCGACCGCGGACTACGCAGAATTCTTCCAGCCGATCCGCATCAGCGAGTCGGAGTTGAACGCGATGTCCAGCGAGGGCGCCGTGGACTTCCTTCAGGACCGCGTGGTCAACGTGGTCGAGGACATGTCCGACCGGATCTCCCTGAGCGTGCTCCAGGGCGCCGCGGCCCCCGCCGCCCGCCGGTTCACCAGCTTGGAGAGCCTGAACGGCATCGGCAGCACGACCGGCTGGTTCCAGGGTGTTGCCCGCGCTTCGCAGACCAACACTGTGCTCGGCCTCTCGCAGACCTCCTTCCGCGACTTCGGCTGGTTCTCCCAGTTCGATGCGGCCGGTGGTACTCTCACCGAAGCGGACGTTCGCAACGTCATGACCGGCATCCGGGCGCAGAGCGGCATGAACCCCGACGTGTGCATCTGCTCCGAAGAGTTCTTCAACAAGCTCGCCGGTCTGGTGGACACCAAGATCCAGTACCTGAGCCTGGACAAGCTGGGGTTCGGCACGCTGCAGCAGGAGATCCCGGTCTACAACGGCATGGCGCTGTTCGTGGACGCCCGCATGGGCTTCGACGCGGACGCGGGTGGTGTCGGCACCGACTTCATCGACGCCTACATGCTCTCCAGCAAGTACCTGCGCGTCAACGTCGCGACCTTCCAGGGTGGTGGTGTCGCCGCTGCCCGCAAGAAGCTCGGCGTCAACAGCGGCCCGGCCCTGATCTCGGTGAGCGAGTTCGTTCGTGACCCCCGCGCCCCGGTCTACGTGGCGACCGTCTCGGCCAAGCTCCAGCTCACGACCTCCCGCCTCAACGCGCACGGTGTTCTCACCAACGCCTGATGCTTCGCAACCCCTTCAAGATTGAGGTGATCCATGAGCTTCTACAACCTTCCCTTGCTGACTGCCGACGGCGGCATCTCCCCCGCCTTGGAAGCCAACTCCCTCACCTTCCTTGCGGGTGGGACCATCGCCGCGGGTGACACCGTCGCCTTCGACCTGAGCCAGACCGCGGCCAACAAGGCTGCCGTCGTCGTCGAGGCCCCGGCCAACGCGGGTTCCCTCGTCGTCGGCGTCGCCCTGGACGCCGCTGCGGCCGGTGGGACCGTCCGGGTCGCCACCCACGGCTACGTCGCTTCCGCCGACGTGGAGACCGGTGTGGTCGCCGGTCAGGGGCTCTTCGTCGGCACCACCCCTGGCCGCCTTGCCGGTCTGCAGAACGCCGCGACCAGCACCCAGCTCGCGTTCATCAGCGCGCCGGTCACCGGCAACGGCTCCCCGCAGAACACCGCCCATGGCCTCGGTGTGGTTCCCGACCTCACCATCGCCATTCCGCAGAGCCTCACCGGTGGCGTCTACGCCGTGACGGCCGGTGCTCACACGAGCACCAACGCCATCTTCACCGCGACGACCGGTGAAGCCTACACGGTGGTCGCCATTCGCTTCGCTACCTCGACCAAGCAGCTTGGCGCGGGTGGCAACGGTGCGGTCGCGGTGGCCATGAGCAACGAGTCCGGTAACCGGGCTGCCGTGTTCGTTCTCGGCCGCATCGGCGCCTGATCGGACTTCCCGACTTAGGCCCCCTGTAGGTTACAATGACCTACAGGGGGCCTTCGCATGACTACTCTCGCCGATCTCCGGGCCGCCGTCGCAGCCAACTTGAACTTCGACCCGGCCAACGACTCCTACGAAGAAGACTTGGATGGGTTGATCAACCGCGCACAGACCAAGGTGTTGGGTTCGCACCGGTGGTCGTTCGCCCAACGTGAGACCCTTGTCACGGTCTTCCCTGACTACACTGAAGCCGGCATCCCGGTCATTCTCGGCCAAGACTTCGTTGACTTGTCCCTGATTCCGGCGGACTTCCGTAGGGCCATTGACGGGCACACGCTGTTCCTGACTTCTTCGACCAACGTCCAGAGTCAGACCTACAACATCAGCTTCGCCGACTTGGCAGGCATCCGGGTCTACCTGACCAGCCCAATCACTCAGGCCACGGGCACCTACACGGTCACGGTGCAGTACCGGGAGATTGCCCTCCCTGGTGACACGGCGAGTGTGGAAGGCTTGCTCGACCTGAGCGTAGGCATCCCCGAGCCGCAGCGCGCGATGACCAAGTTGAACCGGGACGTGATTCGGCTTGACCCGAACACGACGGGGCGCAGTCTCTACTTCATCCCGAGCACGAGCGTCAAGACCCCAACCCCGCGGGCGGTCAGTGGCGTGGCAACGGTCGCGGGTGTAGCGCAGGGTGTCCGAACTCTGTTCATCTACCAGACCTTCAGTCTTGCGGGTCGTGAGTCTGCCTTGTCTGCGCCGGTCGAGTTCAACTTGACCGACATTCAGACCTTGACCTTCACGGCTCCTGCCATCCAGCCGCGCACGGGCTTGTACCGGAAGTTCTACTTCTCCTGCCCGCAAGTCGGCATCAAGCGACCTGTGCTCGTGAGCACCACCGCGCCCAATGGCATTGACCCGCTTGGCGGCGTTACTCTGGCGCCGAACTTGAGTCTCGCCACAATCTCGTCTGAGGACTACCAGACGAACACAATCCCCTACATGGCCCTTGGTTCGTACCAGCGGTTCAACTTGTGGCCGCACCCTGCATTGGTCACGCAGTACCAGGTTCGTGTTCAAGCCTTGCCGCAGCCGATGATCGAAGACGGGGATGCACCCTTGATTCCGCCGGACGCAGCTCAGGTCATTGAGTACGAAGCGACGGCCAACAACGCGCTTCGACTGGACAATCAGAGCTTGGCGCAGATGTACCGTGAGCTTCGCAACGCAAGCTACCGGCAGATGAGTCAGACCTACCTCATGATGAGCACCGCGCCCGTCGTGATGATGGGTGCATCGGGCTCGACCAAGGGCCCGATTAGTCTCGGCCCCTACAAGGTGGTTCCATGAAGACCGGCTTGATGCTCGCCGTCAACGCTTCCAGCGCAGGGTTGCTCCGGGGCGAGAACCTGTTCTGGTCTACGGCGTTCCGTGGTTCTACAGCGGGGCCGACTGGCGGTGGGTGGAGCACCCGACTTGGCTACGAAGCGTACTTCCCGAACATCGCCAATGGGTACGCACCCTTCAGCGCCCTTGGCCCGATTGACAGTCTGTACGTCGGGGGCAACACACCTGCGACCTACTACGTGCTGTTCGAGTCGGGCGGCACGCTCTACCTTCTGCATGACTTCGGTGGGAACACCCCGAGCATCCTTGCCCTTGCTACCAACCGGTTCATCCCGACGCGCCTGACTCCGGTGACGCAGTACACCCCGGTTGCCGATGGCGTGCTCGTTACGAACGGGCAAGACACCCCGTTGCTCGTCCAGCCTTGGCCCCTGCCCGGCATCACCGTAGCCCCTGGTGTGGTGGCGCAGATCGTCCGCCCCTTCGGCATGAAGACCCCAAGCCCGGTCGCCCCGCTTGGCGTCACCCCCGTCACCGCTACGTCAGGTGCGGCCACAACTACAGTGGCCAACACCACCGGTGACTCTGTCCAGATGTGGTGGAGCACGTCCGGCTCTGCACTCGGCTACCCGAACCTTGCAGGCATCGGCTACTCGACTACGCCCACTTCCGAAGTTCGGGCCAATGCTTACTCCTACAAGGTGAGCTTCGTCAGTGACCTTGGTGGCGAGTCCCCGTTGTCGGATGCAACGGTGCTCAGTTGGGAGAGCCCACAGAACCAGAAGAACAAGGCACGACACGTCCCCGCCGTCCGCATCCCGCTTGGCCCGCCCGGAACGGTGGCCCGTCGCCTGTGGCGGTCGCAGAATTGGGCCGATGAGTCCCCGTCCGAAGGCGACGATGCGATCTACCTGAGCTTGACGATTCCCAACAACATCGACGAGCTGGTCTTCGACCCGACCCCGCCGAACGGGTTGGGTGCGCTTGAACCCCTGCCCGGTGACCGCATCGAGCTGCCCATTCAGACCCCGATGTTCGCAACGACCTTCTTGGGCCGTCTGTTCATCGCAGGGAGCACCGATGACCCCTTCACGGTCTTCTTCAGCAAGGTAGGTCTGCCTGAATGGTTCTCAGCGGGTGATCAGGTGTCCCTACCTGCCGCCGGTGGGGCGATCACAGGGCTTGTGGCGCACTACACGAGCCTCCTGGTGCTTAGGGAGCGGAGCCTCGACATCATCGGACCTGGGGTCGCCACGGGCTTCACGGCAACTACGCTTCTCGCCGGTCTGGAATGCCTTGCCCCGCACTCGGCGGTCGGTACACCCTTCGGGGTGGTCATGGCGGCCCGTGACGGGCTGTACTTGGCCGAAGGCGGCACGGTCGGCGGTGCCATCACTTCGGTAGCCAAGTTGTCCGATGGGGCTTCGATCAGTGAAGTGTGGGACCGGGCCATCGCACCCAATGGTGCCGCCCTTGCACGGGCTACAGCGGTCTGGGACACCATCCGGCAAGAGTACTGGTTGCAAGTCCCGTCCAACGGGTCTGCCAAGCTCGACCTTGGGGTCGTCTGGCACCCCGGCGCAATCTCTCCTGAAGGTGGTCACGCCTTCACGCTCCGCAAGGGTTGGCCGGTCGGGTGCTTCGCCACGCTGCCCAACGGTGAAGTCATCTTCGGCCACCACACGGGCGCCTTCGGTCAGACCCCGCAGCCCGCCGGGCTCTTCGTCGCTTCGGCACGCCGGGCGATGGGCTTGAACTTCGAGAACGACACGTACAAGCGAGCACCGGCACCGAAGTCAGTCTACCGCAGCCTCTACATGGACTTCGGTGACCCTGCCCAACTCAAGACCATCAGCTACGTGACCCTGTACGTTCTGAGCACGGGCAACGTAGAGATCACCCTGGAGTCCGCGATCAACGGCACCGGCCCCTACTCGCCTTCCAAGCCCTACAAGGCTCAGCCCGCACCCGGCCCAATCTTGCCGGTCTACGCAGCTTCGTTGACGGACACCGACGGTGCCAACTTGCCCCTGACCCAAGTTCTGCTCGACGAGTACAACTCAGCGATGGGCATGGCCATTCCGATTCGGTTCTCGGTCGGGGAACGCCGCTGTAACACCTTCAGCTTCCAGTTCCAGACAACCGAAGACGTGGTGTTCCTGGGCTTCACAATCGAAGGCAACGTGGCGCCAGACGCGATGCGGGGCCAAGGAGGTCAGCGATGAAGACTTGGGTAACCCACGAGACACGGCCCAAGCACGCCGTTCTGCCCGGTGGCATGGACCAGGAGCTCACTTCGCTTCGGTCGAGCTTCGGTGGGCTTGACCGTGCTCAGCTTCCCGCTGATTCCTTCGGGGAGTTGCAGTTCGCGCAGTACGCCAAGCACCGAATCTGGACGGCGTTCAAGGCCGAGCAAGACAACGTGGTGGACACCAACGTAGACGGTGACACGTCCTGGCGGTCCTTCACGGGGAACAGTAGCCTTGTAGGCCCGATGCTGCATCAGCAACTCACGCTGACCGGCCACAAGGGCGGGAACATCATGGTCAACTGGTCAGCCAACGTGCTGGTCAGTCAGTGGATGGGCTTCACGGTCAACCAGACCAGCGCGCGCAACCCGAACCACATCGGCTTGCGAATTGTGATTGGTGGCCTGACCGTCGCCGAGCGCATCGGCCCCTGCCAGCCACATGACACCTTCCAGCTCACAGGGTCCGCCCAGGTTCCTGCCGGTGACCCGGTGTGCAGTCTGTACTGGTCGGTGACCCCGAACGGCCCTGATGACATTCTGGACGACGTGACCAACGGGGCCAACCTCATGCGGGCCCACTTGTACGGCTCTAAGTTCTTCGCGATTGGGAGGTTCCGGTGAGCCAACTTACTGCACGCCCGCCCTTGTCCGACGAGGCTGTTCTTGAAGCCTCAGAACTCAATGCGCGGTTCACCGACTTCAATGCAGCTACCGTCAGCATCGACCCGAACAACTTGCGCGATGGGGCGGTGGACTTGCCCCAGTACGCCGCGCAACAGATCGTCCGGCCCGGTGGTGCCTTCACAGAGACCTTGGGCTGCGACGATTGGGACACCGTCACCAACATCGTGACCACGGTTCTGACCGCAACCCCTGCACCTCCCCCGGCTACACCTACTCCGGTGATTGACTCCACGGGAGGTAACCCGAGCATCATCAACTTCGGGATCACGGGGCGGACAATCACCCTTGCAGACGTGCTCCGTGTCTCTTGGAACCTGAAGGCCAACCTCGCCTTCGCCGGTACGCCCTACGACACGGCCGGGGCCTTGGGGCAGTTCGACATCTCGAACTTCGCCCCTGCGACCATCACCGTCACTGACGGCATGCACGCCATCCCGTTCTACCTTCAGTGGGATATCACGAGCAACGCCCTTGCGAACTGGGTCGCGGTTCCTGGTCAGACCACGTTCCAGACTGCGATCAACATCCCGGCTGGCGGTGTCACGGGTGGCAAGATTGAAGAGTGCCCGGCAGCCTCATTCTTCCCCGCTTGGGTGGCCCGCGGGGTCGGTGTCAGCGACGGCAAGGCTACGAATGACGCTGTGTACGCCCGCGG